CGTTTATTGCTTCGTGTTCTAATGATGCAGCTGCTGCTTCTATACCTTGAGCAAACTTACTAGCAAGTAATTTATAGTTATCTGTGTATGGAATATACATCGGGAACTCAGCACCTGTTTCAAACAATGCACCTAAATCTGTTGTGATACAATATAATCCAGCTGCCATACATTCTAATAAAGATATACAAGATGTTTCTTCAAATGTACTTGGGTATGCATACATTCTATAATCTTTTAAATGTTCTCTAATATATTCGTTTGGTTTGTATCCAATATAATTTACATTTGGTATTGCATCTGCTTGTTCGTAAAGTGTTTTATAGTATTTGTCGTTCTGTTCGTAAAAACTTTTGCCATATACTTCTGTAGAAGAATATACATCTAATGTAATCAATGGATTTTTTACTAACTGCATTGCACCTAACAAAACATTCAGTCCTCTCCACGGTGTATTTTGATGTATAATTCTAATTGCTTTTCCTTTTTGATATGTCGTTTGTATAGGTTCTATTTTTTCTATACCATTTTTTATAACAACACATTTTTCTGTAGGTAATTTAAAATATGTTCTAAACTTTTCATAAGTCCAGTGACTGTTGAATACATACCAGTCGTATTTATCATGATTAGATTTGTCTTGAAACCATGGTGCAAGATTTGGTTGATCGTAAGAATTTTTTTGCCAAAGTATATTTACTTTAGTTGGATGTAATTTAATTTTCTCAGGTACCGATGTACATATATGTACCTGATCTAATATTTTAGGATCTACGTGTTTACGTAAAAACTCAAATTGTAATTCTGTGCCACCTTTAGGTGTTTGATTTCTTATCATCATTTTTCATAACTTTCTGTAACATGTCTAGACCTTCAGGTGATACTGTAACTGTTACGTCTTGTACAATATCAGGTCCTTCTTTCTTTTCTTTAAACACTTCACCAGTTTTTTTATTACGCCAAGTAGTAACTGTAGTGCAATCTATTTTTGGTATATCTTTATCCATTTTCTTGAGATCTATCTATCAGAAGATAACTGATTTGTCCAGTGATCTCATTTGCTGTACCCGCTTGTATTTTTAGTATATCTCCACCTTCTAAGTTTATGACATTTTGTGCTAGATTTGTTGTGGTTTTATTTAACTGTGCATGAGCTATTTCAACATCAGACCCACCTGATTTTTTTAAAAATAAATCTACATCAACATTACTAGCTGAATCATGACTTGCTTGTACAGATCTAACAATTGCAACGGCTGATGTTGCTATTGACAACACAGTTGTTAAATTAGTTGTTGTTAAATTAAACGTTTCGCTTTTAAAAAAATTAGCCACCTAAAAACCACTCCTTTGCATCTTCTTCGTTTTTTAAATCTTGTTGGTATGAAAAGTTTAATTCACTTTTAAGTGTATCAATTGCACGAAGAATCTGTCTTTGATTTTCGACATCGTAATCTTTTTTAGGTTCAGGTATGTATGAAGTTATTCTGGCCATTACTCCTCACCATATTCCATATCACCTGCAATAGCTCCTGGTGATGAACTATAATCTCTACCTGAATCAAAGTCTCTTCCACCACCTCTACCATAACCCATGTCAGAAGATTCTCTTATACTTTCAATCATACCACCAACATTAGTATCATCCATACCAAATTGATTCATAAGGTTTTGTAAATTCTTTTCACTGTAACTCTTATCAGCTGCAGCTCTTTGCAACATATTAGATATTCTATTTGATCTTCTTCTCATCTCTCTCATCGGCTCAGAATAGAATCCACCTAAAGCATTCATTTGATTTAGTTGAGCTGGTGTATATCCAAAAACACCTGCTCCCGCAGGTCTGTACATAGGTGAATCTCTAAAGTTCAAAGCATTTCTTAACATACCTAAAACAGATTTATCACCTCCAGGTAAAAAATCTCTTAAACTTGCTAATCCACTTAATAGTCTGTTACCTTCATTTTGTTCTTCATCTTCTTCATCTTCTTCGTTAGCTATACCAAACGAAGTATCAAAACCTAATGATTGTGGAGCGCCTGGATTTTGAATTGTTGGAGAGTCACTTTCTAAAAGAGGTACATCGTAAGTTGCGCCTAGATCTTGTTCTGGATAATATCTAATTAATTCTGTTGAAGGTCTTACACCACCTGTTGCATCCATTCTAAAAAAAGGAGAAACGTTAGATGGTAATAAACTAGCTACACCTTGATCTTCTTCTAACTGTTGATTAAGTAATCGTTGTAAATTTTCTTCAGTTAAAAATTTTGCAATTGACATTATCTTCTACCATCTGGTTGTGCATCAAGTCTTAGAGTTCCATATCTCCAAGTTTCACCTGTGCCGTCGTTTTCTATTTTTAGTGCTACGAGTCTTCCTCTTGCACGTGTATCTACTTTATCAGTAGATGATGTAATTGTAAAGGGACCTAGTGATGAGCTAGATGCTGTGTTGTTTGGATAATCATTTAACAATATTGTGATCTTAGTGTTACCTGTTTGTACAGCAAAGTCAGGTATAAATCTTTTGACAGACATAAAAAACTCACCATCTCCTCTGTAATTAACTTGTCCTGTAGCCTGACCCAGGGCGCTTCTACTTGATGTAATATCGTAGTCACCAGATTTAATAAATGCTGCAATCGCTGTTGTACCAGAAGAATTTACCTGATCAGTTCCTACTTCATGAGCATAGTAAATTGATGCTCCGAATCTATTTGTAATACCTTGAATATCAGGAAATACAGGTGTAGATGTTTTATTGTACTCAGTTGCATAAGGCGCATTAAACACACCTGTATCAACATAACTTGTTCTAGCTAGTGATCCTGTAGTCCAAACTTGTTCTGAATAATTATAAGTAACAACTCTATCTATTTGATCAGATCCGGACTTTGCATAGAACCAATTTACTTCACTATAGAGTGTATTGTGTTCTGCATAGACAATATCACTTGCGTTTAAATTAATTCCTAAATTATCACCATCTGTACTAAATACAAAGTCTTCAACTAAACAAGGTAAAGATTTAACTGTACCATCGTATGCAAAAAATCCACCTTCAGCTGACATCCAGAATACTATACCATCAGAATAACTTAAAGCATTTTGACCGATCAATCCGCAGTTTGTACCAACTTGTTTAACACTAAATGTAAATGGCGGCCCAACAAATTGAATTACGTACGCAGAACTATCTGTTAAAACTAAAGTGTAATCTTTACCAGACACAGCACCTACAATTTTATTTCCTTTGTCTAATCTAAAACTACCAGCAGTGTTTACGGCTGTCGGTGTATATGTATTTAAATCTTCTTGATTTGAAAATCTTATGAATAATGGATCAACAGTTGATGTATCTCCTATTGTTGTTTCAGTTCCAAAATGAAATAGATGTCTATCTCTATCTGAAACTTGCGTAAGTCTAGATGATGTTGGATTGTTTGTAGTTTGAAAATTTGTAGTTGTGGTTGATGCTCTGATTGTCCGTGCGTTTGATGCACCTGCATTCCAAGTAAATGTTTTATTGCCAGAAATAGTTGCAACTAATACTTCTCCAAAATTATCAAGACTCCAGAGGCCTGGTTCCAGAATCACGTCACTAGTTGTTCTTTCTGTGCCCCATGTTGATGTGCTCCAAGTATCTGTACCCCAACCATAACCTGCGGTTTGAAAAGTTGGTCCAACTTCTACATAAGGATTAACAGATGCAGAGCCCGCTGCTGTCATTCCAGTTCCAGATTCTGTTGATGCCATTGTGATCGTAAAACTGTTTGTATCAGCTGTCACAACTTCGTAAGCGCCTGTCGTAAAATCAGTTGCTGTATATCCTGTAGCACCGCCTCCAGGTAAAGTTACAGAAGTAAATGTAAAATATCGACCTGCAGATAAATTATGAGCTGTTTTGTTAATCGTTACAGTTGCTGATCCGGTTGTAGATGTAAATGTACAAGATGTAATTGCCGTATCTAAAGGAGAGATGTCATAAAAATCATTTCCATAATACAAAAACAAACCTTGTGATGTTCCTATCGCTGCATATTTTTCACCTGCAATACTTGACCAAGTGTGCTGTGCACGTGCTGCTCCAGGTAAAGTCAAACTAGCTGCAGTTAGTTGATTCCAACCACCTATTTTTTCAGGTAGTCCATATCGAAATCTAACAAAATCACCATCTACCCATTGAGACTCAGCTCCTGATTCTGTTATCATTTTATTAAAACCTGGCTTGAAATTTAATTTTTGTAGCATATAATGTTTTATATAATACTTATTTAAAATATGAAAGAGACATCTTAATGGAAAAAACTGTAAATATCACCAACTTTATTGGTATATATGATGGTTATGTTACTAAAGAGGAATGTAATTTAGCTATTAATTTTTATGAAAAACAAAATAAATTTAACAACACTCTAAACAGAATTGCATTTGAAAATTCACCCACAGTTGAAAAACAAGATCAACAATTATTTATGCATTCAACTGATATTGATTCATGGTGGGAATCTCACAAATCTTTAATAATGAATTTTGATTTAGCTTGGAACCATTATATACAACACACTGGAGTGAAGGATCTCTACAAAAATGAATTTAATTATACAAATTTAAAACTTCAAAAAACAT